TACCAAATTATTACTAAAAAACAAATTAAACTAATCATTGAAAAGGAAATATAAAATGTCACAATTATACTCAATCACTCGCTTACTAGTAATGAAGAAAGTAGTAGAAAAAGAACTAGATCGTTTACTATCAAGCCCAGCAGCATCAGTAGCCACAGTAGCTAAGGTTTCTATGCCTACATCCGACAAAGATGTATTGCGTAATCGCCAACGTGCTTTCTTACAAAGCCTAGAGTCAGCTATTGCTAGACGCGATAAGATTGCAGCATCAATCACGCAATCAAATGCAGTTACTTCATTAGTAGTTGATGGTGTCCCTATGACAGTAGCAGCAGCTATCGACCGTAAGAATAACATCGAAAAGGAAAAAGCATTCTGTAACTTACTGTCAAAGGCCTCAACTGCCGTTACCACAGCTATTAACAGTGCAGAACGTTCTATTGAAGAAGAAGCATCTAACCGTGCCCAGATTCTAGCAGGACGTGACAAGGCCGTAACTAAGGAAGCTTTAGACTTAGCGAAAGCTAGCGTTGAGGATTTATACAAGTTGGAAACTATCGAGCCATGTGATATTTTCAAGTTGTTAATTAAAAAGCGTGAGTCAGTAGATAAGTTCATGGCAGAAGTCGATATTGCTTTAAACGAATCCAATGCTACTACTAAGATTGAGTTAGACTTAGTAGTATAACGGTTTTGAATTAGGGATGTAGTAGAGAACATCATCAAATAATACTCCCGTCAAGCGGTCAGGGTTAAACCGCTTACCATAATACTTAATTGGAATAATTAATGTTCTGGACACGATCCAGAAGCCGTTGAAGCCCTCAAAGCTCAGTGTTCATTAATCAGCCCATAGTATTCAGGTATAAGCTAATAGACTTCAAGTAATATAGCTTAGTAATTATTAAAATCGCGGAAAAGGGGAAGTTAAGGTTATTAGTAATTCCTTGGTGAAGCCACCCCCGCGCTACTTCTACGTCCCGGAGGGTACATCTTTTTAGGTGTACCCTTTTTCATGCCCGTAATTTATAGTTGGTAGTAGATGGAAATATGGTATAAGGCGCGAGTGTAAAATAGCAAGAATCAGGAAATCAGTGGTATACCTAAATCATAAGGCAAAAATGTTGTTTACAATAAGCTAAAAACTATCGTATAATATAGATACAAATAAACTTTAATAAATAATTATGGAGTATAATTAGTATGACATGCATAGTAGCATTTAAAACGGAAGAAGGCCACAGCATTATAGCTGGAGATTACATGGCTAGTAATGGACACCACTTTAATAAAGTAGCAAACTCAAAGGTATTTAACAAATCAGAAAGCTGTGCTATAGGATATACTTCTTCTTTTAGAATGGGTCAAATACTAGAGCATTACTGGACTTTACCACCTAGAGTAGAGGGACAAACCGCTGAAAACTTTGTTAATGTAACCTTAGTAGAATCTATACGTGCTATCTTTAAAACATATGGGTATGGTACTAAAGATGGTTTAGAGGATTTAGGCGGAACATTCATATTACTTTACGAAGATAGAATATACTGTATGCAGTTTAACTACTCATTACTAGATTACGATTCAGAAATCATTGCAATTGGTAGTGGCACAGATGCTGCACTAGGAGCAATATACCTATCCCTACCCATAAAGCTAGAAAATATTGAAGAAGCTCTAGCTAAGATATTCTGGGCTACTAGCCTAGTCACACCATCAGTATCTCCTGAGTTCTCCTATTCTGTAATACAAAATATATATGAAGAACCCGCTGATACTGTAATACCAGAAGTAATTCCTAAGGAGGAAGTACCGGATGTTGCAACAATTGATGAACCCCTACCTATGGCTGGGTTTAATATTGGTTACAAGCACTCTTTTCGGAGTATATAAATACCAAGAGTACACCATTAGTAACCTAGAAAGTAAGTTAGAAATATCTAATAATAGAGTTGATAACTTAGAAACTAATATAACTGGTATAAAATCAGTTGTAACCAAATTTGGTAATAACCAAGAAGAAACTAATTCTACTATTAGAAAACTCCAGTCTAGCACTTCTAGACTAGATGTTATAATAGCTAAACCTACATTAGTATCTAGAAAGATTGAATCAAGCTATGCTAAGTTTCATCTAGAAAAAGCATGCTACTCTGGTAATAAGGAGGCATGTAATGAACTGGATAAGAAGTAGTCTAGTACTACCAGTTATATTTCTTACAGGATGTGCATTAAATAGTGCTCCTCCTACAGAACCACTTTTACTACCTTGGCCTAGTCCTATGGCTACATGTGAAATAAGTTCAGTAGAGATAGATAACCAGGGTAGAGTAATACTATCATACCAAGATAATATAAACATAGCAGTTTGCGAACGAGATATGTTTAGATACATTAAAGACTTAACCCAAATAATTTGTACCCACCAAATAACAGACACTAGATGCAAGGAATTAAATAAATGAAGATAGCCCTAACAGGATTTGCTGGAGCAGGAAAAGGTTTAGTAGCCGAGTTAATACAAGAGATACTAAAAGATAAAGCACCAACTAAAGGTAGTTTTGCTTTTCCAATAAAAGAGTTTTTTCGTAAACTATGTAACATGACAGACCAGCACCTATACGGTGAATTTAAAGAAATACCAATGACATTCATTATAACACCTGAGTCATTTAATGAAGCAGCTAAGTTTTATATGGATTATGGGTTAGACAACCATGTTTCCTTTGATAGAATGTGGGATAGATTCGTAATAGTCCTACAAGATAATTTAAATGGTGTAGGAAAAGAAGGGTATTGGACGCTACATAGTATATCCTCTAGACGATTACAGCAACTACTTGGTACTGAGATTATCCGACACTTCAAAGATACTACCTGGGTAGATGTTGCTTTAGATAATAACTACAATATCATTGATGATTTACGTTTTATCAACGAAGCTAAACTTCTTAAAGAAGATGGTTTCTTAATAGTTAGGGTACTAGGGAAAGATACACGTATTGAGGATGAAACCGCAAAAGCTCATGCCTCAGAGCAAGAAATACCTCTTATAGCCGAAGATGAGATTTTACATAACTACTTTGCTTCGTATGATGCAGAATCTAGAGCATCTTTAAAGGCTCGTGTAGTTACTATGTTATTTAATAATAATCTACTAATATAAAGTAGTAGTTTTTACAGAAATTAGAAATTAGAGCTGATAGTCTAGTTTCAGTTGTCTTTCGGAAAAAACTATTTGCAAAAATAAAAGTTTAATAGTATACTCTAGCCTGAGAGGATATACTTTAATGAAAGAACAATTGTTAACATATATGTTTAAACTACTCTCGGAGATAAAAGACCCTAAGACGTTTTTATTACGTACTCTTACTCTATTAGTGCTTCTATTTGGTTGGGTTCTTATTGATAATCCTGATGCTGTCGTTAAGGTAGCTAAAGAATTTACAAGAGGATCTGTAGTAGAATCATTAGAAAGAGAAAGAGTAAATCTCTTGCCTGTAATTGCTAGAGAACGTATTAACTTAATCTATGGTCAGGTTTATGCTGATTTAGTTTATGTAGCAACCTATAACCCCAAACAACAGAACGATTATATGCGAATACTAGCAAAGGAGGGAGAATCTAATGGAGTCTCCGTCGATATGCGAACTAGATTAGTTATTAAGAAAGCATCCAAGATGTACTTAGAGCACTTATCTAGCAGAACATTTACACTAGATTTAACAAAGAATAGTTATGTTGATATTTTATTCGATTCTACTAAGCTTGAAGCAGCAGGTATAAAGGTTTTATACACATGCCCAATATACTCTATAGATAATATCTATTCAGGACATATTGGTATAGGCTACAAAGATCCTTCTTTTAGTCTAACGCAAGAGTTTATAGATTCTATCTGTAAACCTAATGCAAGAGCAATCGGGAGATATTTATAATGAACTGGGATAAAGGATTTAGTAGGAAAGAATTTGCGTGTAAATGTGGGTGTGGGTTTGATACCGTAGATGTAGCTTTGTATGACATACTAGTTGCTGTACGGGAACACTTTAATAAGAGTGTTACTATTAACTCAGGATGTAGATGTGCTGTATACAACGCTAAGATAGGGGGAGCTAAAAATTCCCAACATGTTAAAGCTAGGGCAGCAGATATTGTAGTAAAGGACGTATCCGTGGAGGAAGTTTATGCTTACTTGGATAATACTTTTGGTATTAAAATATCACTAGGAAGATACAAAACCTTCACACACGTAGATACAAGAACGGATTCCCCGGCACGCTGGGGGTAAAAAGAGGGTGTTGTCTTAAGGCAGCACCCTTTTTGCTTTTAAAAATTAGTTCCCTTTCTGCTTATATTCACGTATAATATCTTTATTGAATTGGCAAAGAGGGATTAAACGCTATGGGTGAACGATTTTATCAGCAGATTGGTAAAGCTCACAATTTAAAAACTGTAGCGGAAATTATGGCTTTTTGTCACAGACCTATTTCTGCTAGAGAGAAACGCACTAAATCAGATATTCAAGAGGATATTGGTATCTCAGGTGTGGATAAGCTAGGCAAAGACCAGATGTTATGGTTGGAAGCAAATTTAAAAGATGTTAAGTCTACTATTACAGGTAAACTAAAGAAAGACTATGTTAATCAACTTAGCATAATGTTTCCTGAGTTAGACTGGAACAAACTAACATTAGTTACTATTAAGGAAATAATCAATGGCACTAGATAATGAGTTCCTACAAAGTATTACCTCAGTTGACCGTCTAAAGAAGATTAAAGACGTAGCAAGTGATGGGCTAAGGACTGCTGAAAAAGAAGTCTACGAACTTAAAGCATGGATTAAAGATTTACAAGAACGTATTGATGAATTAAGCAAAAAAGACTAAAATTGTAGTTTACATACCGCTTAATTTACCGTATAATATACAAATAAATTAAGGAAACAATATGAATAACGAGTTATTAGCAAGGTTTTTTGATAAGACGTTCCAAGTCTTATTTAAGGAAAGAATTACATCTTTTGCCCACTCAGAAAATCTAATGGTAAGAAACTTCGTCTATGTATGGATGGAACGTAGCAAGCATTACCCTAGTAAGTCTGGGTCACCCTACCAAGATAGAGTAAAGTTCTGGTTTAATGGTGGTAGGCTCAACGCTTTATTAGTTGATAAACGTTGCTTTAGTACCAGAACGGTAACATTATCCAATATTAATTTCATTACGGATAAAACTGCTAAAGTAACAGTAAAGGAAAGATTTAGTAGTGGCAGAATCGCGGAAACAGTAGAGACTATTGACATAGCTACTATAATTCCAATATTTCCTTCGTATTACGCAGGAAATGTTAGCGACTTAATTAGAGATTTATCTGATATATCTATGTTCAATAGGGAAACTATAGACGATATTGATGGTAGAGTAGCTGATATATGCTCAGCAGAACAAACACAAAATACCAACATTAATAGTGATAACTTTACTATCAATGGAACAACTAAAACTAACACACAGGAATCAAACACAATGTCTAAATTAAATAAAGCAGCATCAACAGTATTAGCTACAGGTAAAAGCAGCGTAACTTTAGCAGCTAGTATCACAGCAGGTAACGCAACTAACGCAGTTGTTAAAGCAGCTCTACGTCCTACACTAGAACCTGCTCTACGTAAGATGCTACAGCCTAAAGGTTTTGTACAACGTACACTAGGCAAGGCTAAAGTAGAAGATTCTGTATCAGCAGTTATGGATTCTCCTTTAATGGATGTACTATCTGCTGCTATCCTAGTAAGTATCACTTCTAGCGGTATGGTAACTAACCAAAAATTAGTTAAAGGAGCAGCATTAGCATCTGATGCCGCAGCACTTAAACTATTTAGCTTAATTGACTTCGATACGCTAGTATCGGGATTAACAACTAAGATTGGTTCTATTGTTGCTAACCTTGACGCGGTAGACTCAGATACTGCTGAGTAGTAAGAAAAAGGGCTACCCTAATAGAGTAGCCCTTTTCTATACGCTAAAACTTCTCTTTACTAAGTCATACATTTAACGTATAATAGCTTTATTGAATTGCAAAAGGAACGAAAAACATGACAAACGAAACATCAAACAAAGCTACTTTAGTAAACTCTATTGCTATTCTACTATCATGTGTACAGCAAACTACTGGATTACAAAAACTAACCGTCCCTACACTAGAAGCTATGTATCAAGGGCTTCTACGTAATGCTAACTCATGGCAGTTAGTTAAAGAGGAAGCAAAGGCTGCTAAGAACGAAGCATTCATAGCCAAGGCACGTATCGTTGCTTTAGAGGCAGAAGTTCGTAAATTACAGCGTAAATTAAAGGGTAATAAATAATGGAAAAACTAGTACAGTTTCTAACTGAGTTAGCAAAGAACAGTGAAATGAGTGCAACCTCTATGGGGGCGGCAACAGCAGAAATGCTACTAGATAATAAGGGACATATTGATATGTACTTCTTACGGGATTCGTTAGAAGAAAATATATCACGTACCCAATTACAAAAAGCATTTAATCAAGTATTTGGCAAGAATATACCTACTAAGTTTACATTTATCAAGGTAGAAACTGCTATGTCCAAAGAAGTGTTCTTAACAGAAGTCTATGAGCCAGCTAAGTATCGTAATGTGCGTAGTTGGGTAGGGCACGTAATCAATAATTATAATTGCATGATTAATCGTAAAGATGTATTTGATTGGATTATGTCAACAGCCAAGTCACATAGTTTAGGTGGAGAATTTTATGGAAATACAGGAACAGCCAAAAATAGCTCTAAATAGAGAAGAAGCTTTAATAGCCTTATTTGAACTAGTAGTAGAGTATAGAGAAGCACTCCAAGAGATTCTAGGAGTTCATAGCTTAGTGCTAGAACATATTTCAAAGAAGGCACCAGTAGAAGTTCAAGTGATTCTTAGCCAAGAAACTAATTTACTACTAAAGGCATTTGATAAGGTAAGAACTCTGGATAGTTTTAGAGACTCGTTAAGGCCAGAGTATCTAACTATAACTAAGCCAATGAAACACTAGGAGGTTATATGTTTAGTAGACAAGTACTAGACTCTAAAGAGAAGGTATTAATACAAAAAGTACCTACTTCTTGGTCTAGTAAAACCTTAGATGATTCCTTAATGGGATTAATGGAAACAGCCCATAAATGTAAAGAAGCTGGCATAACATCTATATTATATAATAATGTAGATATACCAATTAACCGATTTGATACCCTAACAATAGTACATAAGTTCTTAGGGATACCATACTGCTATGTGGATATTATAATAGAATGACAACATATTTTACATCAGATTTGCATTTCCTACACAAGAATATTATTGCGTATAATAGGCCATACTACTCTGATGTAGAAGAAATGAACGAAAGTATTATCAGTACTATCAATAAAAAAGTTACACCTAATGATACCTTGTACATACTAGGTGATGTAGCTCTCGGCTCTATTACCAAAGCTGTAGATTATATATCACGTATTAACTGTAATATTAAGCTAGTACCAGGGAACCATGATAATAAGAAAGCCTTAAATGCTTATGAAAAACTATCTAATGTAGAGATTTTGCCAACACTTTGTGAGATAAAGCTAGGGGATAAGACAGTAGTACTATGTCATTTTCCACTAGTATCTTGGAATAAGATGCATCATGGGGCTTGGCACCTATTTGGCCATACCCACGGCTCTTACGAGGGATTAGGTAGATCTATTGATATTGGTTGGGATAACTACTTCAATATATTTAATAAGCCAGGTATATTTTCCACTCAAGACTTGGTAGATATTATGGAAAATAGGCAATCACACCAAGTAGACCACCATAAATAAGGAATAGATTAATGAATTTAAGACCAGACTATACTAGTGTAATAGAAAATGCAGATAGACTAAAGAAAGATTATCAAACACATGGTAACTTATGTATCGCATTTGACTATGATAATACTTTATTTGACTATCATGGGGATAACCCAAAGAATCTAAAAGATTGTATTGACTTAATGCTCCGCTGTCAGAAAGTTGGCCTAGATTTAGTACTATGGACTTGTAGCGAGCCTAGTAGATACCCTAGTATTCGTACTTATTTAGCTACTTTCGGTATTACTGATTTTATGATAAATGACGTACCAGATAAGTATATGCTTTTAAATAGTAGAAAGATTTTCTTCTCCTTACTTTTAGATGACCGTGCAGGTTTAGGTTCGGCAATGCGTACACTATCTATTTTGTTAAACTCAATAGAATAAGAAAAGTAAAAAAGCACTTCCATTAGGGGTGCTTTTTACGTATAATAGCTTTATAGAATTGAGAAAGGAAACAAATTATGAATATTACTGATTATGCATGGTACAGGGCTTGGCGTAGACATGAAGCCTATGGAGTCCCAGTTACTCCAGAAGGAAAGCAAAGAGCCGATATTAGAGCCGAAGCCTTTTCTGAGGGATTTATTGCAGGTCAACGCTATGCAGCTACGTTGCTTGAACGGGAACATAGTAAAGCTAAGAAGTTACATAGTTTTTTCTTATTAGCATCAAAAATAATTAGAGATGGGATACAACGATGAAATTTAACTTAAAAGCAATACCAGCAGATTTAATTACAGTAAAACAAGTAGGTAAACTTAAAGTAGTAAAGTACGCACGAAAAGTATTTTATGATAACCTATGGGAAGTACATCCATTATTAAAGGAATGTAGAGGACTAGTACTAGACTTAGATAATAATGTTGTAGCCCATCCTTTCACTAAAGTATTTAACATTGGTGAAAATGGCACGGGATACCCAGAGTTCCCTTTCACACTAGTAGATAAGGTTAATGGATTCTTAGGTGTTATTACTCGATATGAGGGTAGAGATACATTCTCAACAACAGGTTCACTAGACTCACCATTTGTTACTATGTGGAGAGATTCTTTTGTTTGGCACTGGAAAGATAACAATGATACATTTGCTAACTCATTAATCTTAGATAAGTTACTAGATAGCTTTACTCTTATGTTTGAGGTATGCCACACAGATGACCCACACATAGTAAAAGAAGAACCTGGTATCTATTTAATTGGAGCTAGACGCAAAGATACTGGTACTATGATGTTAGAGTGTGAGCTAGATATTTTAGCTAGTAACTTTAAGTGGTATAGAAAAGAGCATCGTTTAGTTAAGAATAAAGAGGAACTGGATTCTTTAGTTAAGAACTGTAAGATGGAAGGGTTCATGGTTCGTGACTTCGATGGAAAGATAGTAGCTAAGGTTAAGTCTCCGCACTACCTAGGTACTAAGTTCATCGCTAGAGGTGGTTCTAAGAAAACTGCTCGTCTATGGGGAATGGAGGCAAGAGAAGTATTTAACTTAGGGCTAGAGGAGGAGTTCTTATCCGTTATCGAAAAGATTCGTGGTGCTTTTAGTCAAGAAGAATGGACAGCTTTAGGTGAGCAAGAACGAATTAGATTCGTAGAATTAGTTTTAACTCTAGTAGGAGAAGAATAATGGTACATATTAATACACAAGAGTTGCAAAAGTTAGTAGAAGAAGAACTTCTAGCAGTAGAAGAACTAGGTAATGATGTTGTTGGTACTAGTTTAATTGGTAGAGTTGGAAACTGCCAAATCCATTTAGTTGTTACTAACATGAAAGAAGAATTTATGGAAGATGAAGATAACGTAAACGTGGAAGATGGTTTAATTATAACAGAGGGTACGTAATGCCTACAGTAACTATATTACGTGGAGTATCCGGCTCAGGTAAGTCTACTATAGCAAATATGTTAACACAACTAGGTGCTGTAGTAGTATCTGCTGATAAATACTTCATACAGCCATTTGGGGGTTATGTATTTGACCCTGCTAAACTAAAGCAAGCACATGAGTATTGCTACGATATGTTCCGTATGGAGTTGCTTTCAGGGAATGATGTGATAGTAGATAATACTAATACAACAGAAAAAGAAATAGCTAAGTATCTAGAGTTTGCTCAGGAACGTGGTTATAAAGTAACATGCCTAGTAGTAGAGAATAGACATGGTAGTGACTCAATACATGATGTACCAGAAGAAGTTCGTAAAAAACAAGCTATGCGCCTTGCACAATCAATTAAATTAATTTAGTTAGTTCTAAGTAATAAAGTTAAAAAAGCACTTCCATTGGAGGTGCTTTTTGCGTATAATAGCTTTATAGAATTGAGAAAGGGAACAAAGCAATGAACCAAGTAGAATTAATATTACAAAGTGCTATAATCTTAAAAGACCAAGTAGATAATAACTTAATACATAAAAGCGAAGTAGAGACAGGTATATGTGGATTACTATCTATGATAGCTATTTCAAAATTCCAACAAGATACTAGCACTAGAAAGCTAAAAGAGTATTTTATTACTTGGGATAAGTATTCAGGTAACGAGTCATACCCAGTACCTTATGTAGGTGAGATATATAGATCAAAGTTAACCAGAGCTAATATAGATTATATAGCAAACGTAGTAGATACAGGGTTAAATAGTCCAGAATACTGTGCTAAACTAGCTTATGTTATATGTGATAATGTATGGATTGGTGAGTATGGCACATTACGCCGTGAACTTTTAGACCATATTATTAAGTCAGCTAAACAGGGGCTAGAATTATGCGATTAGTACAGTACTTACAACAGATTATGGACTTAGCACTATTAAAAGATGAAGCTTTATCTATAAATGTAGGTATATGTTCAAACCTATATTACCTATCTAATTTTAGATATGATGAAGATGATATTACTAAGTATTTCTACTCTTGGAAACATTTTTCAGGTGACTATAGGTACCCTGTGCCCTATCCGTCACTAGACCCTGATAAAGCATTTTTAACTATAGATAACCTATGGGTTGGTGAGTATGGTGAGTTACGTATTGATCTACTACAACACTTAATAGATTCGGTAGATAGATGGAGTTAAGTCTATTATACCTACCGTTTAGCATTAGTACAGGCATTACTTTATCTGTATGTGCCTTAGTATTAATGCTTATAGACCTATTAAATAATAAAATAACTAATGATGAAGAATTACGCATCGATTTAAGGTTTAAGTTTATAAGAGATGTGAATCTAAATTGTAGATTAAATAGCTTCTATAGCACTAGTAATAGTGTGAATAGAACAAAAGCGTATCACCAATCAATTTTACGAGAAATAATTATAAACAAGTTCAGTCTTGAATATTTAAAGGAATTTAACAAATGAAGAAATTATTATTAGTAGCAGTATTAGCCACACTAGTAACCCCTGCAGAAGCTAGAGTAGAAGCTTACGAAGCTATGGGTAACGTAGTAGAAGTAATGACATGTGTAGAAGCAGGTAAAACAAAAATCGAAGCATTATTCCATAATGGCCCACGATATAATCAATGGACTAAGATACGAGATATGCGTCAAGTATCGGCTATGGAGTTTGAATTTTTAGTAGCCAATAACTACAATGATAACTTTAGCTGGTATCGTGCTGATACCTTTAGTCAAATTCGCTGTGAGGGAGATAAGTAATGAATAAGATTTTATTAGGAGCTACAATTATATTGGCTAGCCTATTTACTACACCAGCACTAGCTTATACAGCTAATTGCTCTACACAGATTAATAGTATTGATGGTCTAAGTGATACAGTTAAACAGACTATGATTGTCCAGTGTGAGCAGAATAAGTTAAAAGAAGCCACAACAACAAGCCCAAGTATTAATACTTCTAGTATAGAAAATATGGATAAATGGTCTGAGATTTCTCTACGCTTTGCTAAAGCTATTGGTGTTGCTGCTAAAGAGTTTGGTGTAGCAGTAGATGACTTTTTAAAAACTGATGCAGGTAAGTTAACGGCAGTTTTCATTGGTTGGCAGGTATTTGGGGATGACCTAATTTCCTACTCTATTAGCTTAATAGTTCTATTAATAATGGTATTAGGTTGTAGAGCTTTCCGCAGACACCTATCATTAGAGGGTTATGAGGAACAAAAACGTACACTATTTGGTTTTGATATGGGTAGCAAGAAAGTACCTTTATACACTCCTTGGCGTTCAACTAATGAAAACGCCTCAGTAATGATTGTATTAAGTTATATAATCCAGTTAATTGTGTGTCTAATTATTGTATTACACTAAAGAAGCATTAAAACTAAAAAAGCACTTCCTAAGGGGGGTGCTTTTTCTGTATAATAGCTTTATAGAATCAAGAAAGGAAATAAAGAAATGAAAGACTATTATTTATATGCTATCGTAGTAGAGAACCGTATTTGGGGCGAGTTATCGGTATGTGCTGGTAACCATTATGAGATACACGCTATACCTGTAGTACCTAATGAGTCAGAGGAAGATACTGTATCTTCTTACGTATGGGAAATGCAAGCTGATTGTTCTAGTTCATACGGAAGCCCTTCTTGTACTTGCATTAACTGCGGGGATGATGTAGATGACTGTGAGTGTGATGAACCAGATATAGAGGATGAAGAAGAAAGCTCATTCATTGAAAGTAACTCAGATGCACGTTGGGTTAAGTATGATGAAACAGATGAAGACCATATACTATGTCCAGGAGCAGAGGAGTATCGTGATACTAGTGTCCTGAATAAATTTCTACGAGTACGTGAATTAGAAAACAAAGAACAAGAGATGGGTCGTGTTAACAGTAAGATTCTTAGCTTAGAAGATGAACTATCACGCCTAATTGCTTTACGGGATAAACTAAACCTAGAACTAAAGGAATTAAAATAATGAAACAGTTATATAGACTACAAGACCAAGTTACTGCCTTAGCTACATTTGCAAGTATCCTAGGATACCATATTACCAAAACCAAAGGTACATGGCATATCTGGAGAGAGGTATGGAGCAAAGATGGCCTCTTATTAGATAAACCTAGACGTAAGTATATTTCACTAGAGAAGATGGTATCCCTGTATAACCGTGGTTCTAACTCTATCTATGTAAGTAAAGAGCATTTTAATATTGCGCCTAGTAGCTTTAGTGCATTAGTATTAAAACTACCACGTGAACCATTAACTATTAATCGTAAGACATTACGTGACTATAAGGTATAGACCATGATTAAATTTTCAGAAGATAGTTCAATTCAATTTGATAAACCTACAGTATATTTTAATGGTGGGGAAGTACACACTACAGTAAAGTGGGGAAGTTACAAATTAAACAAAATTAAGCTGGAAGCTCTTATCAAGACAGCAGATGACCTAATGGAATTAGTTATGGTTAAAGATGCTATTGATAGATTGAACGTATTCACTAGACAACCAGTAGTACTAACTATGCCTTATATACCTTATGCTAGACAGGATAGAGTAGCTAATGTAGGTGAGGCCTTAGGTATTAAAGTATTTGCCGATATGCTAAATGCTATGAACTTTGACAAGGTAGTAGTATCAGACTCGCATAGTCCTGTAGCCCTAGCATTGATTAAAAATGTTATGGAGATTCCACAAGAAGCTTTACTAGTTAATGTATACCATAGCCATAGTGGTTTCCATTCACAAGATATGGTATTAGCACCTGATGTTGGTTCGCTTAAAAAAGCTAAGAAATTTGCGGATAAACTTGAGCTACCACTTTTAACTGCTACTAAGTCTAGAAATACTTCTACAGGCATGCTATCTAACGTAGAGATACAGTTTACTAATCAGTTAACTATTGAGTATGTTAAAGATAGAATTAGTAAGGGTGGTAAGTTACTTATTGTAGATGATATTTGTGATGGTGGTGGAACATTCCTAGGATTAGGTAGTGCTCTGGTAGAAAAAGGATTGCTAAGAGGTAAACCTCGTGATGCAGGTGATGAACAAGAATTTTCAGGAGCAGCGTTACTAGTAACTCATGGTATTTTTGCTAAAAATGCTAAAGTTAGATTAAGTAAATACTATGAAGTTGTAGCCGCAGCTTATGACTGGACTAAGGAGTAATTATGTTGGTATTATTTATTATATATATTTTATCGTTTGCTACCTTAATGGCTATAGGAGTTTCCACTCTTGTACATAAAGACTATAGACATGAAATATATTCAAAAGAGTTTAAAGAGAAATTAGCCAGCCTAGGTTCAGGTAATATTAGTTCCAATGAACAACTAAGAATTAACATAGGTATATCTATTATATTTTTAGCCTTAATACCTATACTTAATACACTTACAATTACATCTGCAATAATTATAAAATGGAGAACTAAATGATTTACTTAATACTACTATATATACTACCAGTACTACTACTATGGGCTTGTGCTGGGTGGATATTTCTAAACCCAGACCACCCTAAATTTTCTAGAGTATATAATGACCCACAAATTAAGCTACACTTTGCAGAAGTATTTAATGAAGTCCCTACAAAGGATAAACTAGCTGGCTCATTGGCTCTAGGGACATGTATTTTAGCATGTATACCTATTTTAAATATACTTTCTATTGCAGCGTTTATACAACTAAAATAGATAATTTCCTTCCATTAAAGCTATTATTAACGTATAATAGCTTTATTGGATTGGGAAAGGTACAAAACAATGAAACCTAAAGCATTAAAACATATTAAAATGGATGCTGAGCCTACTTATGGAGCAGCAGCAATGAAACCTAAAGTAGATAATACGCCAAGTTGTAAAGTATCTAATCTAGAATATAGAGTTTCACAATTAGAAAGAACAGTTAAAATGTTATTAGATGCATTAACAGATTACAAAGGAAAATAAAATGGAAAACGTATACGGTACATTAAAAGGTGACTTAATTGTTATGCGTCGCCACAAGAAGGCAGATAGAATTAAGTTCTACTCATTCCTATTAGGTGAAATTGACCGAGCAGGTAAAGACCATAGCAATGAAGCTGTTATCAAAGTTTTAACTACAGTACAGAAGCAGTTATCAAAGTCTGCTGTACCAAATGAGCTAGAGATTCGTATTATCGGTAACTACTTACCTAAAGTAATGACTAATGATGAAGTAATCCAGTTCTTAATGGAAACTAACCCAATGGGTCAAAAGATGGGTGATGTAGTTAAGTCACTTAATATCTTCGCTAAATCAGAGAATAAAACTGTTAATGGTAAAGATGCCATTGACTTAATTAAAAAATACTTAGGGGTTTAACATATGAACTTACAGAAAATGAATAGTATGGAACGTTTATCTCATGAAGTTATGCCTATGACCTTACAGGATATGTATAAGAGCTTTCACAAGTTCGCTACAAAACCGGGAGTAGCTTATAACTACTCTAATTTAACACCACGTCATGGTAAGCACTCTAATACCAAGTTAAATGGTGTAGTAACAGTAGGAGCACAGTATTTAGTTAAGGAAATCTTAATTAAACTATTTAATCGTGACTTCTTTTGTCGTAATAAAGCTGAAATAATTGCCGAGTATAAGTACTTTATTGAAGGAGCATTATTTAAGCAGGTAGATACTACCCATATTGAAGCACTACATGACTTAGGGTATTTACCTTTACGTATCAAAGCTTTACCTGAGGGTACTTTTGTTCCTTATGGTGTACCTACGGTAACAATGCAAAATACAGTACCAGGTTTTGGTTGGCTAGTAGGTGCTTTAGAGGATGAATTTAGTGCTGAGATTTGGCCTATTACAACTTCTGCTACTACAGCGTTTAACTACTTAATCACGTTTGAGAAGTCTCGTATTGCAAAAGAAATGATTCCATTCATGGGTCATGACTTTAGTTATCGTGGACTACCTGGACATGTAGCAGCAGGTATGATTGGTTTCGGCCACCTAACCTCATTCTATGGTTCTGATACCACACCAGCAGCTATCTTTGCTTGGAAGTATTACGGAGCTGACGTAGGTGGAGCATTTGCTGGTCATGATGTAGAGCCTACATTTGCCTCTGTTAACGCTACTGAACACTCAGTAGCTACTAGTGCAATAACTACTATTGAGAATGAATTAAGAGATACAGGTAAATATAAAGGAAAAACTAATAATGAATGGATTAGAGAATTGGAAGGATATTAGGGGTTATGAGGGGCTCTACCAAGTATCTGACCAAGGAAATGTTAGATCCTTAACTAGGACAGTTCAACAAATTTGTGGTCTAAATGGTAAGGAAGTTACTAGAAAGTACCTTGGTAAGGTTCTTAAGTTCAACTCAGACAGGAAAGGTTATCTGTACTTATCTTTAAGTACAGAGGGTAAACAGAAAACATTTAAAGTGCATAGATTAGTGGCTGAACATTTTATACCTAACCCACAAAATCTACCGGAAGTGAATCATCTTTATGGTAAAAAAGAAGATAATAGGGTATCTAGCCTAGAATGGAGTACCTCTAGTGGGAATAAGAAACATGCTATTAATATGGGATTAAAAGAGAATCCTTTTGGAGATAAAGCTCATAACTATCGTGGAGATGTAGAAGTATACAATAAAGAAGAAAAACTAATTGATATACTTAAAGGACACAAAGATATAATAAGTAAAGGTTACTCCTCTTCTGGTGTTAGTGCGTGCTTAACAGGTAGACAAAAGACCCATAGAGGGTGTACATTTAAATTAATACATAAGGATAGACACAATGGATAATAAGTTACTAGCAGAAGTTTTACATATGAAAGAATTAATGACAGAAGTTGCACCTACTGGCATACTATCTATGGTAGCAGATAGTTATGACTTTTGGTCAGTAGTATCTATAGGACTACCTCTACTAAAAAATACCATCATGGCTCGGGATGGTACACTAGTTATTCGTCCTGACTCCGGTGACCCAGTTAAGATTGTTTGTGGTTACAAACTATTTAGTAAGTTTAAGTTTGAAACCCTAAATGACGCACTTGGCCATGCAAGCGCATTCCCACAAGACACATATGACTATGAAGTATATGAGTTAGAAGATGGACGCTTCGTTGATATAGAACGTGGTTGTTACGTAGAGAAACATGAAGTTAAAGGATTAATTGAATGTTTATGGGATATTTTCGGTGGTACTACTGATACAGAGGGTTATCGTACTCTAGACTCACATATTGGAGCAATCTATGGTGACTCTATTACGTTAGCTCGTTCAGCAGAGTTCATTGAACGTCTAGAAGCTAAGATGTTTATCCCTACATGTGTTCAGGGTATTGGTAGTTTTTCATATCAATACGTTACCCGTGATACTCATGGCTTTGCGATGAAGTCCACGGCGATTAAGTTTGAGTGGAACAGAGAGTGGACTCCTATATGGAAAGAGCCTGCTACTGACTCAGGTAAGAACTCTGCAAAGGGTCTTATGATGGTTAAGTCTTTCAATGATAATACTATGTATCAATTAGTAGAGAATGTATCAGCGGATATGGAAGCACGTGGCGCCTTAGATATTATCTTTGAAGATAGTGTACTATTTAAGGAAACTACACTTACTGAAATTCGTAACAATATCAAGAACATTAATCGCTCTTTAGCTATCAAATAAGCTGTAACGTTGAAAAAGCACTTCCATTGGAGGTGCTTTTTGCGTATAATAGCTTTATAGAATTGAGAAAGGG